TGCTGGGGAGATCGTGACATCAGTGCTGGACAGCGCTATCGACGATGCGGGCAGCGAGGTGGATGCCTATGTCGGGGTCCGCTACGACCTGCCGCTGGCCATCGTGCCGATCTCTCTGGTGCGGGTTGCCTCTGACATCGTGCGCTATCGACTCTACGACGATGCGGCCACAGAGCAAGTCCGGACGCGCTACGAGGACGCGATCAAGTTTCTGGTCGGCGTGGCGAAGGGCGCTATCAGCGTCGGCGAATTGCCCGAAGAATTGGCATCGAGCGGCGATGTGCGGATGGAGAGTGGCGGCCGTGTGTTCTCACGTGCTGACAAGAGCTTTTTGTGAGCCTGCTGTCGCTGGTGCGGGAGCGGCTCGAAGCCCTGGATGTGCTGGACATATCCGGAGCCGCGGGACTGGCAACGCTGCTGGACGACGGGGTATTGCCGCCAAGGACGCCCGCCGTCTACGTCGTGCCGGTCAGCAACAGCCCCGGCGGGAATCTGCGGGACACCGGTGCCTACCTGCAGTGGGACGTGGTGACGATCGGCGTTGTGGTGGTGATCGCAGCACGAAACACCAGGCTCGGAGACGGCTTGGACCAGCAGGTCGAGGATCTGCGCACCTCTCTGAGGTCGCTGCTGTTCGGCTGGCAACCCGCGCCTGAATGGGATCCGTTCTGGCTGGGGCCTGGTGAGGTTCGGTTGCTCGGCGGCGGGATCTGGATCAGCGAAGAATTCGTGACGCAAAGATTGGAGGACAGCAATGGCGGATGACATCGAAATCCCGTTGATCAAAGAAAAGCCGATCAAGGACAAGCCGAAACCCGCGCCGCGGCCGGACAAGGGCGGCAGCTATCGGGCAGAGGATGGACGGCTGGTCCAGTCTCGCCCGCCCACCAAATCGAAAGAGGGTTAAGCCATGGCGCTCATCCTGAGAGAACAGAACCAGGTTATTGCGGTCAAGCTGGAGACCACCTACGGCACCGACTCTGTACCGGCTGGCGCCAATGCGCTGCTGGTCAGCAACATCGAGGTCAACACCCTCGACGGCCCCATTGCGGACCGCAACAACCTCACCGGCTTCATGGGCAACCAGGGTGCGGTGAGGCTCAACCAGTTCGTCACCATCGCGTTCTCTGTCGAGCTGATCGGCGCTGGCGCAGTGGACACTCCCCCCGCCTACTCTGCGCTGTATCTGGCGTCCGGCCACGCTGAGGCGGTGACGGCCTCGACGGACGTGGTGTACACGCCGATCGAGGACGATCCGGACTCGGTGAGCATCTACTACCAGGTCGGGCCGATCCAGCACAAGATCACTGGTGTGAGGGGAACGCTGACCTGGGAGCTGTCCACTACTGGACTCCCGATGCTGCGGTTCGAGGGCACCGGACTGTTTGTGGCGGCGCCGACCAACGCGGGGCCGCTGGCCGGTGTAAGCTTCGCAGGACTTGCTACCCCAAGACCCGTGAACAAAACCACGGTGCCGACCTGCACGCTGGACGGAACAGCGGTTGGCATGAGAGAGCTGACCATCACCCAGGGTGCGACGGTGAGCTACATTGCCACGGTGTCTGATGAGAGCGTCGAGCAGACTGCGCGGGCAAGTGAGATCGACATCCTCATCCGAGAGGATGACGTAACGCCGAAAAACTGGTGGGATCTGTGCCAGCGCAACGTCGAGGTGCCTTTCGCATTTCAACGCGGCATCGATGTCACGGACGCCGGCCATATCCTGGAGATCACGTCCCCGAACATCCAGCTGCGGGATTGCGTGCGCAGCTTCACGGATGGGCTTTCGTATCTGCGCATCACCGGCTCGATCCGACCCACGACGAAGAACTCTGACTACGTGGTGACCCACAGATGAGCTTTTCCCTCAAGCTCGTAGACGAGTACGACTGGCCCGTCACCGTCCGGGTGCCCAACGCCGGCAAGGTCGAGGAGCACCAGTTCACGGCGCGGTTCCGGCATCTCGACCTCGATCAAGTTCGGGCGATGATCGACGAGATCGTTGCGGCTCAGAACAAGGAGCGCGGCAGCGAACAGGTAAGTGCGGTGAACGCCGTGGTGGATGGTGCTCAGCTCCAGATAGAGCAGGCCATGATCTACTGGGTTGGCTGGGGCGATGACCTCACCGACACCGAAGGCAAGCCGATCCCCTACGGCGACGAAACCAAGCGCAAGCTTCTCGGGGTACGCATCATCCGCGAAGCGTTGGTCAAGGCATGGCAGGACAGCCAGTCCGGGGAGGCTGCCCGCCTGGGAAACTCCGACAGCTCGCCCGCTGGTGGGCCAGCGGCGGGCGATCGGTAGACGTGGACGCCACGGCCGCGCAAATGCGCGCGCTGGGTGCGTCCGAGACCGACATCCAGGCATTCAGCAAGCAGTCTCCAGGCGGCATCGAGCTGCTGCGCGCCAACGCTATCTCTGTGTCCGCGTTCTTCGCCATCTCGACCTGCTGGGCTCAGGCGATTTCTCCGATGGGCAAAATCATCCGCACCGGGCTGCGGTGGGCGGATGTCGCTGCACGCATCGAGCGGATCCGGCAATACCGGGATCTGGACGATACTGGCCGAGATCGGGTGTGGTCAGATCTCAGCGTGATGGAGCGCGCAGCACTACAGGAGTTGAGCCGTGGCGCGTGACTTGAAATTCACCCTACAAATTGACCTGGAGGGCAACGAAGCTGCTGTTCGTGGCCTCGACGGCACCCGCGTTGCGGTTGGGCGCGTAGGAGAGGAGACAGAACAGACCGCCGCCGCCCAACGCCGCGGCGCAGATGCGGCGCGACAACAGGAGAGCGCATTCGGCGGGCTGTCACAACAAGCTCGGGTGCTGGGTGGTGCTTTGGCGGCGCTTGGTGTGGCGAGGCTTGGCAGGCAGTTGTTCGAGGTCAACGCCCAGGCTCAAAGCTCGCAGGCCGCATTGCGCACCCTGACAGGAAGCGTGAGCGAGGCTGCTATCGTCTGGGAGCGGCTGCTCGACTTCGCCTCGACCACGCCGTTCGCGCTCGAACAGTCGATCGATGCATTCCGCGACCTGAAATCCGTTGGGCTGGATCCTGGCATCGCTGCGCTGCGCACCTATGCCGATATCGCGGCCGCCGCTGGCGCCCAACTCACACAAGTGACGGCAGCGGTATCCAGAGCCGCAACCGGGCAGATGGANAGTCTGCGGCAATTCGGCATCGTCGCCCGCCAGCAGGGTGATGAGATCGAGTTCACGTTCAACGGCGTTACAACAGTTGTTGAACGAAATGCCCAGGCCGTCGAGCAATTCCTGCAACAGCTCGGCCGCGAGAACTTCGCCGGCGCCGCCGCCGAGCAGATGGAGACACTGTCCGGACAAGCATCGAATCTCGGAGACAGCGTCACCCGGCTGGCTTTCGCTTTCGGGGAAGCTGGGGCTAATGACCTATTCGCCTCGATGCTTTCGACGCTTTCTTCTGCGGTTGAGGGGGTGACCGACAACGTCGAGGGCCTGGTCCCGATCATCACGATCGTCGCTGCGGCTCTGGGCACTCGGCTGTTCACCGCCGCGGCTGGGGCGGCAGCACAGATGCTTTCGACGGCCAGTGCTGCCGGGATCCTGCGTGGAGCATTGGCATTGCTCGGCGGGCCTGCCGGTGCTGTTGCGCTCGCAGTCGGTGCGCTGATCGGCTATATCGCGACGCTGGAGAGGACAGCGGAGCGCACCGAGCGACTCAGAGGCACGACGGACAGGATCACCCGCTCGCTGGAGGACATGAGCCGCACGCGGGCACAGGCCACGCTCATCGACCTGCAAGCGCAGATCCAGGACACCACAGACGCTCTGGTACGGCAGGCCCGGACGATCGAGACGCTGAGCCGCGAGGCGAACAGACCAGGGCTCGGCGAAAACCAGCGCCAGCGGCTGCGCGAGGACATCGTCAAACTCCGGGCAGAGGAAGAGGATCTACAGCGCGTCCTACGCGACCAGTTCCAGTTGCGCCAGGACTTGCAGGCGGTTGTTGCCGGCACCTATCAGGCACAGCAGGATGCGACCGATGGCGCGACCGGCGCAGTCATCGAGCTGGCGGACGAAACCGAAAACGCAACCGCAGCCGTTGTGGACTACGGCGCGCAGGCAGCAGCCGCGTTCGCCGCAGCAGCAGCAGAGGCCGAGCGCAACCGGCAGGAGTTGCAGCGGATCGTAGACGCCGCCAATCCACTGGCTGCGCAACAGCGTGCACTGGTCGCGCAGATCGCGACGGTAGATCAAGCGCTTCGCCGGGAGACCGGCAGCACGCGGGAGCTGGAGCGGGCGAAGGAATCGCTGGAACGTCGGCTCACCGCATTGCGCTCGCCAATGCTTGCGGTCACCGAAGCGCACGAAGCCAACATCGAGGCGCTGGAGGCAGAGCTCAGAGCGATCCGAGCGGGCGAAGAGGTCTACGGCGCATTCCTATCTCAACGGCGTGCGGAGGTCGCCGCACAAGAGCAGATCAATGCACTGCTGGCAGAGGGCCATGAGCTGCGGCAACAGGACAAGGACGCGATCCTGGAACAGGCGCAAGCCGAAGAACGGCTGCGCGGCGAGATCGAGCGCGAGAAGCAAGCGAGGGAAGAGGCGAACCGTGCATGGGATGCATTCCTGACCGAGATCGTCGGGGCCTTCATTTCCACGGCTGGGACGATCGGCGATGTGTGGTCGGACCTGGGCCGGAGGATCCAGCGCGAGGTGATCAATCTCGGCGTCGGATCTGCGCTGGGGCTGTCCACGGCGAGCACGCCGATCATTTCCGGTGCCGGCCAACTGCTGGGCCTGGGTTCATCCGCTGGCGGCGGGACGCTCAGTGCATTGTTTTCCGGAGGCTCGCTGTTTCCCGGTCTGGAATCCAGCATCACCAATACGCTGACGCAGCTGGAGCTGTCCGGCGGTGCGGTTGGAGCAGTCGCGACAGAGCTGGCAAATGCAACGGCCAACATCGCGCTGCTTCCGGGCGGGCTTGTGGGCGGTGGACTGATTACCGCAGGCGCGGGGCTTGCCGGCGGGCAACTCGGGCAGGCAGTGTTCGGCCAGGCCGGGACTGTTTCGCAGCTCGGCGGGTTGGGTGGTGGT